TTCTAAGTATTGAACCTTTGATACTAAGACTTGGTTATAGGCTACTGCCAAGAAACCATCTTTACCTTCAGCTACTGCATAAGGCATAATCTCAGATACCTCTTGTGCGTAATATCCTACCTCAATTTTGCCGTCTTTTTGGTAAAGGTAGGTTTGTATATTCTGAATGTTTTTAGGGGCATAATTCGCCTCTATTTGCTTTTTAAGACGCTTATCTGATGACTCGAAGAAACCTGTTGCCGTTAGGTTGCCTGATAGGGTTCCTCCAGTTAAAGGTAAGTAGGTGCTTGAAGCAGTAGAAGTGGTTAGGTAAGTGCTATTGTCATATGATACACTTGTACCACTAACCTTTACAAATCCATTACCACTCAATTGATTTTGCTTACCATTAAAGGTATTCCAATCTGTGCTACTCAGGAATCCATTAGAGCCTGAACCTGCCTGACTAATGCTGAATACACCAGTAGAACTATTATAAGATAAAGGAGCTGTAGCTGAAAAGAAACCAGCAGCTACATAGGTTGGTGTAAAGTTAATCCATGTACCTAATTGATATCTAAGTAATTGACCATTTGATGGGCTTGTTATCCCAACATCACCTAAATCGTTTAAATCTGGAGCAGGAGGAGTTGACCATACTAGATCACCTCTCAAATACTGACTTGTAGTTCCTGTTCCTAAAGATTGTTGTTTAGCATCCCAATAGTTATAATCAGCAGCCGTAACATATCCAGCAGTAGAACTACTTGCAGCATTTAAGGTAAATCTACCTGTTGAGTTATTGTAAGTTAACGCAGAAAATGGGTTAGCACTTAAAGCTAATCTTGCTCTTGTGTTAGTATAATATAGGTTGTTAGTTCCTTCTGTAACTAAGTCTGTATTATAATCACCAGCTACGGCCACTACAGCACCAGTACGACCAAACACGCTTGTAACAGTTCCAGCGCCAGCAGAATATATAGGAATATTTAATACGCCTGTACTACTATTATAGGTGGCAGCTCCACTTGTTCCTGTAGTGGTTAATGTTAACGCTACAGCACTACCAGTAGAGGTAAGCACACCACCACTCAATGTTAAACCTGCGCCTACTGTTATTTTAGTTAATGTACCAGCATTTGTTCCACCTGCAATCACATTACCTGATCCTGCAAGTGTAGAAAAATTAGCTGAATTTACAATCTGTAATTGACTCATAATTATTTAAATAATGCTCTAACATGCTCAGAAGCTACTAAAGCAGTTCCAAAAGTTATTATACCTGTTGTAGTATCAAATTTAACATTGTCTCCAGTAGGAGTTCCACTTGTTAAAATGTCTTGCACTTCTACGCCACCTCTACTAACACTAAAACAAGTAAATCCAATTGCACCAGGAAATGTTACAGTAGATGTAGGTCCAGGAGCTGTATAGTCAAACATTTTAACAATTTGGCTACTGATATTAATACTTTCTTGTGTTACCTCTACTCCGTCTATAGAATAACCACCTGTACCTTGTAATGTTACACTATAAGTAGATGCGCCTTCTACTGGTCCAGTTAATGATACGTTCGTTACATTAGCTTGTCCTGTAACAATAGTATATCCTAATAATCCACTACCAGTTCCGTTATCGTTATCTATAGAAAATTTTATTGTTATTGGCGTTCTGTCTAAGACTAACTGTAATAGATAAGCATAGTTGTAATTGTCACTAAGAGATACGAATCCATCGCAAGTAACTGACCAGCTAATAAAATCGTTTTTAAATTCCTTAAACCACGCTGATGACTGACTCGATACCTCTATTTGTTCTACAGTTGTATCAAAAGAACAACTTGTTGCAGCACCAAATGGAACAGCAGTGCTTGTTGCAGGATTAAAGTAGTATAAGACTATATTGGTTCCGTTAATTACTGATGCCATGTGACAAATTTAATTTATTTAAAGTTTTGTATATAATTTATAGTTGCTGATACATCTGTATTACTAATTTCTAATAAAGTACCATTCATAGAGTTCCCAACATAATCTATTGATGAATTTCCTAACATATAAGAATTGTTGGATATGTTTATCTGTGCTGGATCTGAATCTACAGATTTGATCATTTTGGAAGCATTTAAATATGGATAACTTGCATTGGTAGTAACAAAACTACTTATAGCTCCATCTATATTAATAACATTGCTACCATAAGAGTTTATATATTGCCTCATTAATAATTCATTCATAGAGCTATATAATCCAGTTTTACCAAATCTATACCAGTTTAATAAAGGTGCGCTACTTGCATTTAAAAATACACCAACAGATGTAGGGAAACCAGCAATTCCCTGATAACCCAAAGGGATGTCTGCTTGTTTTTTATACTCTTTGTTGTTGTTTGTATATGCGAAGTATTGCACACTTTCGTATGTATAATCCACTGTTGTAGTAAAGTTAGTTACAGTACAAGTGTTACCTATCTGATTATTAAATTCTATTGTTAATTGACCAGCTATTGGACATGGTTTAGCTGTAATACTATAAACTCCATTATCTCCTTCTGGTATTGTATGTCCAGCGGTTACAGCAGTTTGCCAATTTAAATCATTGTTTAAATAATAAGTAGTAGTTCCATCGGAAACATTCATTGATATATAACCTCTTGTGCCACTACCTCCTATTAAAAATAACATAGAAAATTTGATAACTCCGTATGCACTAATCTTAGGCATAAAGTTGTTAATCATTCTTGTATAACCACCACCTGCTGCCCTGACCATTGTTAATTGAGCATAAGAATCAGTTGCATTGTCAACTAAATAATAAGAAGAACCCACTCCAATATTAAGAAGTGTCCATGATTGTACTGGGCCTGTAAGGGCTCCATAAATCTTTAAGTTGCCATTATCAACTAAATTCTTTGAGTAGTCAATTTGTTTGGTTGATTCGATTCTATTAAAACCTTTAAGTATTAACTTAAACTGCTCGTTGTTTATAAAATACAATCCGCTTGTGTTTCCTGAGTAAGCCTGTATTGTACTTAAAGTATTTAAATTGCTTCCGCTTGAAACGACTGTGCCAGTATATGAATATTGAGTAAAATAATTAGTTGTATTAGCAAATTCGTTAATTGCTATTATCCACCATTTCCCACCAGCTTGAAACAATCTACAACCAAAAGACTTTATGATTTTTTCTAATACATCATAGCTTGTTTCGTATGTATAGTCATCGTTTTTAAAAGTCCTTAATGGCAAGTATGTTTGGCTAAATGGCTCATTCGCATTCCCAGTGCTTCTATCTGCCATACCAGTTGCATAGTATGAGCAAGATGTCATCAAGTTAGGATTGGTAGGAAAATTTAATGAGTTTAAACAAGTTAAAATATAAGTTAATAAACTTAATGGAGTGTTTGTTCTGTTGCCAACGCTACTAATATTTAAAGGTATATTTCTTAGCATACCTAACCCATCTACACAAGTAAATGACATTTGCTTCCTTCCAGAAGAGTAACTTATAGATACATTATCACTCAATGTATATCCTGTCCATTCTAAATCAGTACCTAAAAATAACTTAGCAAAATACTTTCTGTCGTTTAAAGTAACAAAATCTGGAATATTTGCTATGTCGTCTGTAACATCAATAGTGCAAGATAATTCACTTGCGTAAATTGGTTCATAAATTTCATCACCGCTTGGGATGTACTGTAAAGATAAATCTACACCAATGTATTCTATAACAGTAGGCGCAGATGCTAAATCCTCTTGTAAATATAAATAAGCAGTCTTGCTTGTTTTAGTAGCAAATGTTATTTTGTATTTATCGTAATATGCCATTACCCTCTTTTATATTTTAAATTACTTTCACTTCTGTTCATTGCCAATACAAGGTCTTGTCCTTTGATTGTAAATGTACCACCACCTGATGCTGAATCTGATGCAGGTGATATGCTATTTGATACACCTTGAGCTGTGTTAGTTGCAGCACCTCCAGCGCCTGATCCAAACAAGTTAGCTCCTAATCCCATACCTTGTCCTACTAAGTTTCCAGCAAACTTCATTGCGCCACCAGCATTCTTTAATATAGCTGGGTTTAGTATTGCAATAATAGCTACAGCTACAGCGGCTGCAATTGCTAATTTAACAAACTTTTTTATCAAATCTGTGATTACTTGAGATAAAACTTCCCCAATACTTGATCCTTTTTCTAAAAGCATATCTAAAGAAGGTCCAAGTGTATTCATAATACCAATACCGATATTAATAATACTTTTCATTGCTTCCTCTGAAATAGCTTTATTGTTATCTGCCCACTTTTTATATATATCAGAAAATATATCACCTACATCACCAGCATACATTCCAAAAGTTTCATAGAAGTAAACTAAATCTTGCATTTGTTGTTCAAGTATGCCTTTTTGAGCTTCCCTGTCTCCAGCAGCTAATTGTAGTTTATTTGCATAGAATGTCTTAAAATCATTAATGTTTTGATTATAACCCTCTATTTCTAATTTTCTTTTTTCTGCTGCCGCTTGATCTAATGCTCTTTGAGAATCAGCCAAGAATTTAGACTCCATTTGTTGTAAATATAATGTAGCCTTCTTCTGTCTCTCTAACTCATCGTCTATTAGCTTTTGACTATTATCTTTTTTAGCTTTAGCTGGCTTCTTATCACTTATTTGAGCTGCATCATTATTTTTAATTTGAGCCGCTGTATTGGCATTTAAAGCTGCATTATAAAGCTTTATTCTTGCCTGTGCGTCTCCTATTTTATTTGCTTGATCATTAAAAGCATCAGTAGTTAAAGCAGTAGCTGCGCCAAATCCTGACATACCACCTTTAACTAATGCTAAGGTTGTTTTCATAAATCCTAAATTCTTTACAACCTCTTTACCGTTTTGTGTTTGTAGCTTTAATATTTCAGCTTCTTCCTTAGCTATTAATTCTGAAAAAGCTTGAGCTTTTGCCTTTCTAATTAAAGCTTCAGATATACTGTTTATGATTTGAACTAACTTAGCTCCGTCATTAATATCTGTTTTCTGTAATTGTAAGTTACCTTCATATCTAGATTTTAATTCAGTTAGTGCTCTTTGTCTTTCGTTTGTTGATTTAGTAACATCGTTTACTATTGTTAACAAAGCTTGATCAGATGCTATTTGTGCCTTAGCTTGTCCTACATTGTCAGCAATGCTTTTATTCATTGCTTGATTTGCTCTATCTAAATCACTTATACCATAAATAAGTTGAACAATCTCTTTCTCATAAGCTGTAACTAATGCAATAATACCAGAAAATGCAAGATAAATTGCCCCTGTTGCACCCGCTACACTACCAACTAATGCTGGCAAGTTGTTCTGAATACCTCTAAAACCATAAGGTAAATCCTGAAGAATTAATGCAAGATTAGTCCATTGTTGGTTAGATTTCTTTACAGAATCGCCACTTTGTTTCATCTTGTCTCTTGTAATATCAGCTTGCTTACCAATGCCCGCTAATGCTTTTTCTACAGCAGCAGAAACTATTTTAAATTGCTCAGCGTCAGCCTGTATCCTAATTTTAATTTGTTCGTCAGCCATTATCCTATTGGTTTAGCGTTTTCGTATTTTTTTAGTAATTCGTTAACTTCCTCTTGCGACATTACCTTTTGTTTCACAAAGTTACGATTATCTATGTCGAGTTCAAGAAGGTCTTGTGGTTTTAGTTTTTTTCCTTTAGGCAATTGCAAATTAACTAATAATGTGGTTTGCCATCTCCATTTAACCCAGTCTTGTTCTTCTTGATGTCTATAACCATACCATATAAAATCTAACTCGGCCATCGTCATATCCCAAAACAAATGGGGAAGCACTTGGCACTCCCCCATTGTAAATCTCTCTATATCAATCCACTCTAATTTTTTTTTACTCCGTCTTTTTTAGACTTTGTAGGTTGTTGTTCTAATCCGCTATTCATACTATCGGCTAAAGCAGTCATTACCTCTTGAAACTTCTTTCCAGCTATGCCCCCCATATCGTCAATCCAGTCGCACACATCTATGTCTGTAAAGTTAGGAGTATATCCTTCTTTATACAAAGGATATTCTGCTGCTGCTCTTAACAAATTAGAAATAGCTTCTAAAGAACTGTTTCCTGATATTGCTTCTCCAATTTCAGATGGTCCGATACCTTGTAACTGACAAAATCTTTTTAAAGACCATGTGCAGAAACGCATAGGTATTATTTTACCATCCGAAAGTGTTAGTTCGTAATGTCCTCTCATATATGTTGTTGTTTTTGGTTATTATGCGTTAGTAGCCTGAGTCAATACTCCTGTTCCTGTGAAAGTAGCAGAGTAAGTTACTGGAGACTCCATGTCAGCAGTAATTTCCATACTTTCGATGAAAGCAGAGCCAGACCAGATTAAGTCACCGCTTACTACTGTAGTTCCAGACACTGTAGTGAATTTAACTGTTACAGGAGTTCTGTTAGCGATAGCTGTCATTAACTCACCTGTAGTGTAGTAAGAAGCTGTAGCAGCAGGATCAACTGTAGCTAAGCCATCTGTAGTCAAAGTCCAAGATTTAGCACCGCCAATATGATCCACCCAACCAGCACTTTGCTTTGTTGTGCTTTCTGGTAAATCTACTGAAAAACTTAAAGAACAAGATGTAGCGTGAGCTACTACTTCTGTTCCAACTAATACAACCAATGAGGTTCCGTTAAATACACCTGTTGTTGCCATTTTATTTTATTTTATCTTTTTTTATAATGTTTGAGTCACAAAATGTTCAAATACAATCACCCTTCTGAAAATGTAAGCCTGATCAATGTAATCAAATACAGCTTGATTAGAACCTATTTTTCTTGTTACTATTTTAAAGTTTGGACCAGCATCAGGGTAATCTTTAGGGTAAACACCAATGATTTCTAATAACTCATTAGCATAATCGTCAACAGATTTCTGACCTACTTCTCCTACCTTAGAACTTTTAAAAACTATATCAAATTGAATAGTAACATCTTGATGATAACTCATTTTGTCACTATTCTCTGCTGATGTCTGACTGCTTATAATCAAATAAGGAGGGTTTACTGAGTCTGGAGCTATAGTATCATATGCATCCAGAGAGTAAGACTCTTCATTTAGCTTATCAAAATAAGCCTTCCTTATAGCTAATCCGCAGTCTTTCATTTACACAAATTTAGTCAAATTTATTTATATCTTGATACCCTTTATCCTCTTAATCATATTACTATATACTTCGTAATAAGCTAAGAATAAGAATGGCCTATGTGGTAAATTTACCTGTTTTTTGGGATTGTTCTTTTTAAAGGTAAAAGCGTAGTCACTTAAATTGTTTAAATTAGCACCAGGATAAGCTGGTATCTGGAATCTTGCCCCAGTACCAAATTCTACATAAGGAGCATATTTCACATTGTTATTATTGCCTGCCATTAACATTGCACCACTTTTGTAATTAAAAGGCTTATGTGTAATGCTTGCCCTTAATGCCCCAGTTTTTACAGGAGCATGAGCTTTAGCCCTATTCTGCATCTGAATAACAGATTCGTCAATTATCTTCTTAATCTGGTTTTCAACTACGTCAGGGGCTTGCTTAAATCTGTTTTTAAGTTCAGATATTCCTGTAGTGGTTAAATTAAATGTAGCCATTATAACAATGTTGCACAACCAATAAGGAAATACTTGTTCTTGTCTCCTTCATTGATTACTGAGTTAATAAGATATTTCTTATTATTAAAATTTATAATAAGCTTATTATCAAAGGTTTTTGATGTAGTGTATCTTATTCTAAATATGATATTATCGTCTAAGTTGTCCTTAAGGGCAATATTGTCTTTATTTTGATTTTGACGCACTATTTCGGCCCAACAAGTGTAATAGGTAGTCTCTGTATTAACATATCCACCAGCCCCGTCAGAAGTCCCAGAAAGGCTTTTAAACGTAATCCTATTGTGTAGTTTACCTATCATTATAAAATGTAATTTATTCTCTTATAAGGCTTCATTAATTCATATGCGGTAGTTAGGTTGGCACTTGGCTTACTTGACTCTACGCTTGACTCTCTGTACTCATACAAATCAGCCAACATCTTAAAGCAAGCTGTTCTCATTGTAGGAGTAGGTTCACAATATCCGCAAGTGTAAGTAAATCTATATTCGCCTCCTGGATAAGATACACTATATACTTTTATTGTATTTGTGCCTAAAGTATAATAATCCCCTTCTTCTAATGTTAACCAATCTTGTCCATTCCAATACTCAACTGACAACAAAACACCAACTGGTACATATGGAAGCTCGATAAATTCACTCATAAAAGCAACTACTTGTAAGTTTCTTTGTGTCATAGCCACACCAGCATATTGCTCTAATCTTACTCTTGCTGAAGTAATTAAAGCTTCAATCAATGCGTCATCTTCCGAATAATCTACTCTTAGATAGTTTTTAGCCTCTGCTAAGGTTATTGCTTCTGAAACAGTATCAGACAAAACCGCTATATCTCTTACAATTTGCATCCTGTATGTTTTTTACAAAAATAGTCAAAATTTAACGCATTAAAAAAGGGGTAGTTTTTGGCTACCCCTTATATTTTAGATTAGTCTAAGACTAAGCTACGTTACCGAAATCACCATATACAAACGCACTGTTGTAGTAGATAGGGAATGCAATACGAGCTTCAACTCTTACAGTAATCAAGTTCTTTTGGAAGTTATCGCTATCAAATTCAGAGAACTGAACAGAGATACCTTGATTTTGCATGATTTGAGCACCCATTGCCCAGTCGCCTACTAAGAACTTATCAGCAGCGATTGCTGTAGATTGGAATACAGGGATACCAGCGATAGTTAAAGAACCATCAGTAGTAACAACTGTAGAACCTGGAAGGCTATAAGCAGAGTTAGTATTCTTAGTGTTCATAATGTTAGCCCAATCAGTTGGGTTGATCAAGATACCGTTAGCAGAATAGTTGCTAGCAGAAACTTGTGCAATAGCTTGTACTAATTGCTCAACATCTACAGTTGCAGCACCAGTTGGAGCAGCAGCGTTGATAGTCAAACCAGTTAAGTTTGGAGCTGTACCGTTACCGTTTAATAACTGAGCATCTTCAGCTAATAAATATTTCTCTAACAAACGAGCTTGTAAGAAAGAAGTCATTGCAGGAACGTCATCCAACATTTGACGAGAGATTCTTACGAAACCAGCGA